CAGTAAGGAGAACCCGTCATGGCGAACACTAATGCGCCTTTCGGATTTCGTCAGTACAGGGGCACCGGTTCTGCGCCTACGTATGAACAGGTCGCTACCTTTTGCGCTTATGACACCGCAGCGATGTACTACGGGGACCCGGTCTTCCGTAATGCAACGACCGGTGGCATTTATCCCACTACTCCCGGCACCGGCATCCTCGCTGGCGTGTTCTATGGTTGCAAATACCTCTCGGTGAGCCAGAAGCGCACCGTGTGGAGCAACTTTTGGGGCGCTGCGGACGTTGCCTCGCCGAACACTGTCGAGTGCTACATCGTGAATGACCCCAACGCGCAGTTCCTTGCGCAGGTTGGCGGTTCTACCTCGGTGGGCGCTACGGCGGCTGATATCGGCGCGAACGTGCAGTTCAACTATGGCTCCCCGTCGGCTGCCTCTGGCATCTCGGGCGCTTTCGTTGATATTGCAGTTTCGCCGGCTGCTACCGCGGGTTTCCCGTTCAAGTTGGTCGCTCTTGTGACCCAGCCCCCGGGTGCCAATGGCACTGAGGCTGGTGCATACAACCAAGTGGTTGTGGCGTTCAACAACGTTGAAACCAAGACCCTCACGGGCGTTGCCTAATAGGAGTAAGGAAAAATGGCCGTTAATTTAAGTGCTATTAAGGACCTTCTCCTCCCGGGCCTCCGTGGAATTGAAGGTAAGTACGAGATGATCCCATCTCAGTACGACAAGATCTTCACCAAGCATGACTCGAAACTGGCTCTTGAGCGTACCGCTGAAATGCGTTACCTCGGCCTCGCTCAGTTGAAGACTGAGGGTGGTCAGACCTCTTTCGATAACAACGCTGGTGAGCGTTATGTGTACAACCAAGAGCACAACGAAATTGCGCTCGGTTACGCGATCACCCGCAAGGCGATCGACGACAACCTGTACAAGACGCAGTTCCATCCGTCGAACCTCGGTCTGATCGAGTCTTTCCAGCAGACCAAGGAAATCTACGGCGCGAACATCCTCAACACGGCGACCACGTACAACGCCAACATCGGCGGTGACGGCGTGGCGCTGATTGCGACCAACCACCCGATTGATGGTGGCACGGTTGCGAACCGTCCGTTGGTGGACGTCGAACTCAACGAGTCGACCCTGCTGAACGCGATGATCGCGATTCGTACCAACTTCAAGGATCAGGCTGGCCTCAAGGTCTTCGCCCGTGGTCGCAAGTTGGTCGTTCCGCCGGCTCTTGAGCCGACGGCCATCCGCCTCACGAAGACTGAACTCCGCCCGGGTTCCGCTGACAACGATGTCAACGCGATCCTCACGACGGCTGGCGGTCTGCCGGAAGGCTACATGGTCAACGACTTCTTGACCTCGGCTACCGCGTGGTTCTTGCTGACCAACATCGACGGTCTGTCGTACATGGAGCGTGTGAAGTTCGAGACTGACATGCAGGTTGACTTCGTCACTGACAACCTGTTGGTCAAGGGCTACGAGCGGTACTCATTCGCTTATTACAACTGGCGTTCGATCTTCGGATCGTTCCCGTCGTAATCACAGGAGCACACCAAATGAAAGGTCACATGAAGAACCGCAAGCATCGCGCCACTGGTGGCGTGAATCAGGCGAGCGAGGATCTTGCACGCAAGAACCTGCGCTATACGTACCAGAGCAACGTCCAAGACGAAGCCGAGGAGCGTAAGCGCGGTGGTAAGGTGGACAAGAAGAAGCATGTCGGCAAGATGCACGGTGGCCCGTCCGCCATGCACGCTGGTCGCAAGCCCCGTAAGTCAGGCGGCAGTTGTGAGAGCAGCCCGTTCTCGTCTGCCCGTCGCGGCACGCCTCCCAAAGGGCGCACCGTTGACGGCAGCCTTGATTAATCTCGGCTGAAACGGCAAAAAAGAACGGGGGCCTCTGTGCCCCCGTTTTTCCTTGAGGAAACCGTATGACGGCAGCATGGCAGAAGAAAGAGGGTCAATCACCCTCCGGCGGCCTTAATGAGAAGGGCCGCGCATCGCTCCGCGCTCAGGGGCAGAACATCAAGAAGCCTGTGACTGCAAAGGAGGCTTCTAAAAGCCCTGCTGCAGCCGCTCGGCGCGACAATTTTAGAAGTAGGATGTGTGGCATGAAGGAGAAGTTGACGTCGGCAAAAACCGCGCACGATCCGAACAGCCGCATTAATTTGGCACTCAAACGCTGGGACGTGAAGTGCTAACATCCTTTCACACGAAATAGGTGAATAGCCATGACTCAACCACTTTTTACCTCTGTCGGCCCCATCGACGCCGGTAACGACGATTCAGTCTGCGAAAGCCAGACTCCGGTAGGGGCGGGACCCCTCACCCTAGATGGCGTTGCAGTGAGCGGCGGCGTTGCGATTTTCGATGCGCCCCGTCGAGTTTTGATCACGACGGTAGGCAACGAATCAGCAAGGGTTTTTGTAATCACCGGAACGCTGTACAACGGGCAGTCGTTTTCGGAGACGATCACGGGAATCACGTCTGGTGGCGATGCGTTTACCAACCAGAGTTTTGCAACGGTAACGGAAGTGACCGTTGATGCTGCAACGGCGGGCGCCATCATTGTCGGTACAAATGACGTGGCTGATTCACCGTGGTTGCGCCTCGACGATTATGCGCCGGCCCCCACGGCTGTTTCTGTGGTGGTAGACGGCACGGTCAACTACACGGTCGCCATCTCGCAAGACGATCCGAACTCGTTCATCAGCCCGGTCAGCATTGGCAACATGACGTGGTTTGATGCCTTGGATGCTGATCTGGTGTCGGAATCGACTAACAAAACCGGGGGCCTTGATTACACGCCCTCTTGGGTTCGTTTGACGCTCAACAGTGGTACTGGCTCTGCGAGGGCAACGGTTACGCAGTCTGGCACGATTCCGAAGTAATCAGGGGGCGTCATGTCTACGAGCGGCACTTACGCCTTCAATCCGTCACTGGGTGAGATAACGCTCTACGCGTTCAATCTCTGCGGTGTGCGAAACACCGCGTTGTTGCAAGAGCACATGGAGTCGGCACGTATGTCGGCAAACATGTTGCTTGGGCGTTGGAGTTCGCAGGGCGTCAACCTTTGGTGCGTTGACCTTGAGAGCATTCCGCTTGTAGAGGGCACGGCGACGTACTCGGTTCCTACCAATACGGTCGTCATGCTCGATGCGTATGTGGTGCAGAACTTGGGCGGTGCGGCGATTAATCGACTAATCCTGCCCATTTCGCGTTCGGAATATGCGTCGTACCCGAATCCTAATCAGCAAGGATTCCCGACGACGTATTGGTTTGATCGTTTGCTTTCGCCAACGGTTACGCTGTGGCCAGTTCCAGATGGCACGCAATCGGCGTTCAATTATTACCGCGTTCGCCAGATTCAGGACAGCAACTACACCAGCGGCCAGCAAGTCGAAATTCCGTATTACTTCCTTGAGGCGTTTGCCTATGGGCTTGCGCAGCGTCTCGCCATGATTTGGGCGCCTGACAAAGTAGCGATGTTGAAGCCGCTGGCAGACGAGTCATACGACATTGCGTCGCGCCAGAACATCGAAACCGCGCAGCAATACATCTCGCCGATGGTTTCAAGTTACTTCAGGCCATAAGCAATGTCATACGCATCGCAGTCCGGCCGGGCAAAAACTAGCGCAACAAACCCACAAGCACATGCAATATGTGACCGGTGTGGGTTTCGCTATAACCATGCCGAACTGAAATGGCAGTATGACTGGCGCGGTGCAATGATCCAGAACATTAAGATTCTGGTTTGCGATACGTGCTATGACACGCCGCAAGAACAGTTGCGTTCGATTGTGGTGCCGGCAGATCCGACGCCAATCATTAATGCACGCGTGCAGGACTTTGAGACGGCTGAAACAAATTATCAGACCGTAACCGCACCGCCGACAATTGACCCGGAAACTGGCATTCCTATTCCGCCGTCAACTATTTTGCAAACCCAAAATGGCCAGAACATGACGACTCAGCCATATGGGCCGCCGGTAGGGCTGACTCAGCCAGCGGTCATGCCACTCAATGGAACTACGCCGTATGCTGTAAAGTTGCCCTTGGTTTCGGTATTTGCAAACGGAACGACAACAATTACGGTGACGTGCTCGGCCGGATCG